GCAGGAACATATATTGCATATAGAACTGACGGAATTGATGTTGTTAATGAAGATTTATCTAATGTTAAATTTATTTGGGATTTTGATAAAAAACACTACCTAAAAATGTACCTAGATTCTTCTGAAAATCTATATGTTACATTTATGGATTCCCTATTACAGAGTTCAGAAGAAATTGATACAACTAACGACGATCAATTCCAAGTTTGGTCTAACAAGAGAAATTACAAACAAACTGTAGAAATAGAAGAACCAACAGGTTATACACCAGTTGCTAACAAGATTTTGGTTAAAGGTTCAAGATACACAGAAGTTAAAGTTGGTGATTTCCTTGAAGCTCAAGTTGATGTAGCTGCTGTTTACCCAGATGAAAAATCAAGAAATCTTACAAGAATTCTTTCTAAGAGATTATACGCAGCTGATACAACATTAGTTGAAATTACTTGTGATGCAGCTATTGAAAAATATAATATCAATGGCGATCTTCAAACAATGAGATATACTTCAATTGAAGATTATGTATCAACATATAAAGGTATTTCTCTGAAAGGATTCAGAATGAGAGATGCTTCAATGCCTGATGGAACAGAAGCAAGACAAAATTCAATCTTGAATTTGATTGCTAAAGGAACAACATTGGCAAAAGCACTTTCTAACAAAGAAGCAATTGACTTTAGATATGTTGTGGATTCATTTGGTCTTGGTTTGACTGAAAGATCTAAGCAACAATTAGTAGACCTTTGTGGTGGTAGATTAGACTGTTTTGGATTCATCAATATGCCTTCAATGAAGTCATTCAAGAATTCAAGTTCTCCGAAATTCACCGATTCAGAAGGTGTTCTTCAAACTTCATTTATCGCACAAGGTGGTGATCCTGAATCAAGTCCAGCTTTCCTTTACTCATTTGGTGATGGTAGAGGTTCTACAACAGTAGGATACTTCTTACCTTATCTAATTGTAAATGATAATGGAAGACCAGCTGAAGTTCCACCAGCGATGTTTGTAGCTAATACTTATCTAAGAAAATTGAATTCTAATAATACAAACATCGTTCCTTGGACTATCTCAGCCGGTGTTACAAATGGTAGAATCACAAATATCGCGGGTATCGAACAAAACTTCTCACTTGAAGATATTGAGAATTTGAATCAGGCACAAATGAACCCAATCGTATTCAAACGCAATAGAGGTTATGTGATTGAAACTGAAAATACTGCACAAACTCTTTATCGTTCAGCTCTTTCTTACATACATGTTAGAGAGGTTCTTATTGAACTTGAAAGAGAATTATCAGCAATGTTATTAGATTTCCAATGGAGATTCAATACACCTGATGTTAGAGCAGAAATCAAGTTGAGAGCAGACGCAATTTGTGAGAAATATGTTCTTAAAAATGGTCTTTACAATTATTTCAATAAGTGTGATGAAGAAAATAATACACCAGAAATAATTGATAATCAGATTGGTGTATTAGACACTTATGTTGAACCGATTAAATCTATGGGTGTAATTGTTAATAACATTACAATACTTAGAACCGGGGCAATTTCAGCAGGTGGTTTTATAAATCCTTAATCTGAAACATATTAAAATTAAAAACCAACAATTGAAAGATTGTTGGTTTTTTTATTATAACAAGCATATGAGTTTTTAATATATAAATAAAAACCGATATGTTATGAATTTAGATATATTCAAACAGGACGACCCATCTGGAAAATTATCAAAGATTAGTTATCTTATTAAAAATTTCCCGGATGAGTATAATTACATCATTGATTATTCTAACAAAAAAGGAATCACAGATATAGCATTCAAAGAAAAATTATATCTTTGTCTAAATCAATTTGATAAAGTACCAACCTGTAAAAATAATTTATGTCATAAACCTGTAAATTTTATAAATACAACTCTTGGATATAGAGAATATTGTTCAACTAAATGTATTTCAAATGATCCTAAAATAAAAGATTTAAAAGAAAAAAAATCTTTGGAAAAATTTGGTACGAAAACACCTGCCGAATCTGATATTGTTAAGAGAAAAATAATAGAAACCAATAATAAGAAATGGGGTTCTAACTCACCTCTGGGGAATGATGAAATAAAGAAAAAATCCTCACAAACACTTTTGAATAATTGGGGTGTTAAAAATATATCAGAATCAAGTGAAATAGTTAAAAAACGAGTTGATAGTTTCAAAAAGAACATAGATAAATATAAGGAATCTTTTAGAAAAACTAATTTAGAAAGATATGGATATCAACATCCTTGGATGAATAGTGATATTCATAAAAAAACTGTTGAATCAAGTAAATTTCATAAAGATGAATCATTCAAAAAAATAATATTGAAAAGATTAGAAAATTATAAAAACTATAAACTAATTGATATCTATCCAGATAAAAAATCAGTTCAACTTGAATGTCCAAATAATCACCAATTTGAAATATTTAGAGTTCATCTGTATGAAAGAGATATGAATCAAACAGAGATTTGTACAATTTGCAATCCTATTAATAAAGCGATATCAGGCAAAGAAACACAATTATTTAATTTCATTGAATCAAATTATGGAGGTGAAATAATTCAGAATTCCAGAAAAATATTACATCCACATGAAATTGATATATTCTTACCAGAATCAAAATTGGGATTTGAATTTAATGGATTATACTGGCATTCTTCTCTGAGAAGACCAAAGGATTATCATTTTCAAAAACATAAGAAGGCAGAAGAAATGGGTATAAATCTAATAACTATCTGGGAAGATGATTGGGTATTGAAAAAAGAAATTTGTGAATCATTCATACTAAACAAATTAGGTAAATCAGAAAAAATTTGGGCAAGAAAATGCCAAATTAGGGAAATTGATTATCAAAGTTCTAAAAATTTTTTAAATAGTAATCATTTTCAAGGTGATTGCAAATCTTCTGTTAGAATAGGTCTTTTTCGTCAAAATCAATTAGTTTGTCTAATGACTTTTTCTAAACTTAGATTGCCTTTGGGAACTAGAAATAAAGAAGGTGTCTGGGAATTAACAAGATTTTGTAATCTAAATTTTACCAGCGTTGTTGGTGGTGCTTCAAAAATTATCAAATATTTTATAGAAAAATACACACCATCTTCAATAGAAACATTTTCAGATAATCTCATTTCTAATGGTAATATGTATGAAAAGTTAGGATTTCAGTATCTACATACATCAGATCCTGGGTATTGGTACAATATAAATGGTAAGAGAGAACACAGATTCAATTGGAGAAAAGATAAGTTAATTAAATTAGGTGGTGATAAAGATAAGACTGAAGAAGAAATAATGAATGAGTGGAGTTATTATAGAATCTACAATGGTGGTAATAAGAAGTGGATTTTGAATTTAAAATAAACATTTATTAAACAATAATATATAACATGAAACAAATAAATTCTTTAATTGAGAATTAAAAAAATAACTTAAATGGTTTGTACTTACAGAATAAAGATCTCTATGTTGAGATAATCGTTTCCAAAAACTTAGGTAAACTCACACCTGCTGCAAAACTAATGTTAGAAGTTCTTGCTAAAAAAACAATCAAGAAAATGCGTTATTATAACGATGATGATAGAAAAGATTGTTACCAAACTGGTCTATTAGATATGTTTTCTGGATGGCACAACTTTAATGAAGAAAAATCTGATAATGCTTTTGCCTATTTCACTGAGATTTTCAAAAGAGGAACGGCTCGTGGATATAACGAAATATATAAGAAAAAAGGTGATGCTGAACATCAGATACGCCTTATTTCCATTGAGAGTTCGAATGATGGACAAGGTCTACATTCAATATGATTTGCATAACTTCCTTTGAATTTTTTTATATATACAATATATGATAAAAGAAAAAGAAGTTTTAATCAAGGGTCATAGAACCAACTTTAATCACTTTAAAGAAAGAGGATATGACATACAATTTAAAAAGACAATATCAGTTAAGATTCAAGATTTGATGCCTGGTTCAACAGCAATTATCACATCTATATGTGATAATTGTTTATCAGAAAAGGCTAACCAATTTCGTTTTTACTGGGAATACACATTAGGACTTAAAGAAAAATATTTTTGTCAAAAGTGTAGCCATGAAAAGAGGAAGGCAACTTGTGTCGAAAAATGGGGAGTTGAAAATCCAATGCAATCAGATGTGGTTAAAAATAAACTTAAAATTAGTTTAATGGAAACCTATGGTGTTGAACATTATTCCAAAACAGAAGATTTTAAGAAAAAATATAAAGAAACTTGTCAAAAAAATTGGGGAGTTGATAATATTTTTCAATCAGAGAATGGAAAAAATAAAATAAAATCAACATACTTAGAAAAGTGGGGAAAGGAATACCCACAACAAATTCAAGAAATAAAGGAAAAAACGACTCAATCTTTTTTGAATAAGTTTGGTGTAGAAAGATATTCACAAACATCTGAATTCAAAGTCAAAGTTAAAGAAACCAGTCAAAAAAATTGGGGTGTTGATAACTATTCTCAAACTGATGAATTCAAAATTAAATTCAAAGAAACATCTTTAGATAAATGGGGTGTAGAACATTATTCAAAAACCGATGAATTTAAAAATAGAGTTAAAAATGGTAGACAAAATCTAACTAAGTTAAGATATGATAATTTAATTGGTAAAGATTTTGAAATTATACAATATAACGACTCAATTTTTCAGATATTTCATCACACTTGTCAAAGAGAATTTAAAATCAATCGTGATTTACTTTATACAAGACACAATCTAAATATTTGTCTTTGTACAAAGTGTTTAGATGTAGATTTAGGACAATCCAATATGGAATTAGAGATGCAAGAGTTTCTAAATTCCTATTCAATAAGTTACATCAGGAAAGATAGAGTTGTTTTAGCTGGCAAAGAATTGGATATCTACTTACCGGATTTCAATTTAGCGATTGAAATGAATGGTATTTATTGGCATTCGGAGATTTATTTAGATAAATACTATCATAGAGATAAATCCAATCTATGTAAAGAAAAAGGCATACATTTAATTCATATTTGGGAAGATGATTGGAAACAAAAAAGAAATATAGTCAAATCTATTATTTTGAACAAACTTGGTCTATCTGAAACAAAAATATTTGCTAGAAAATGTCAAATTAAAGATGTATCGGCATCTGATGCACTTGATTTTTTAGAAGAAAATCACATACAAGGTTTCAGTCCTTCCAAATATAAATTTGGTTTATATCACAATGATGAGTTAGTGAGTTTAATGACATTTGGTTGGAGATTTACTAATTCTAAAAAAGAATTTGAATTGATAAGATTTTGCAATAAAAAGGGGTTTAATGTTATTGGTGCTGCTTCAAAGTTGTTTTCCTATTTTGTTAAAAATACTGAAATTTCAGAGATTATCTCTTATTCAGATTTGTCTATTTTCGATGGTAATCTATATCAAAAACTTGGATTTAAAAGAGTATCTACTTCTAAGCCAAATTACTTTTGGGTGGTAAATGGTATAAGAAAACACCGATTTAATTTTAATAAAAAAAGATTAGTGAAATTAGGATATGATTCTACAAAATCAGAGGCTGAGATTCTGCATGAATTAGGTTATTTTAGAACATATTCTTGTGGACAAGAAAAATGGATATTTAAAACTATTTAATAATTTTTTTATATAATATTTTGAGGTAAAACTGTTTAACCAATATATAAAAAAAAATAAAATATTAATATGTCAGATAACAAACACAATTTAACCGAAGAAGAATATCTAAGAAGACATTTGGAGGGTATAGAAGGAAAAGGAAAAAAACAAGAAACTTTTCAACAACCAAAAGTAAATCTTGATTCTACTAGAACAGCCGATTTACAATATTTTGCTTTTGATGTCAAAGAATTTCCTTGTGGTATTTTTTATCCTCCTGGTACAACAATTCAGGTAAGACCAGCACAAGTTAAAGAGATTCAGGCTTATTCAATGGTAGATGATAAGAATTTTTATGATATTGTTGAGAAAATGAATGATATGTTATCAGCATGTGTTCGTGTAAAATATTTTGATGGTAGAATTGGTTCATTTTTAGAATTAAAAGATCCGGATAGATTTTATGCTATATTTCTAATTAGAGATTTAACTTTTCAACAGGGCACAACATTGACTACTTCAGCAACTTGTACTTGTGGCTCAGAAACTACTATGGAATTGAGAAGAGAAAATTTCAAGTGTTATGAAACACCAGAAAAAATTCAGAAGTATTTCGATCCACATACACTTTCATTCTGTTTTACAGTCAAAGGTGGAAAAACTTATAATTTAGCACCACCAACGATTGGTTTACAGAAAAGTTTTACTGAGTATATTATTAAGGAAAATAATGAGAAAAGAAAGCCAAATCTTTCATTCTTGAAAGTGATTCCATTTTTGTTATTTGATAGAACATCTATTTCTATTGAAGGAATTAAAGCTAAGTTAGTTGAATATGAAAAAATGGATGATATATCTTTTCAATTTTTAAATTCAGCGGTTGAGAAAATGACTTATGGAATACAAAAGTTAAGAAAAAATTGCACTTTGTGTGGTTTGGAGGTACACACAGATATGGTATTTCCCGACGGACCGTCAGCTCTTTTCGTTGTTCATGACGCATTTGAACAATTTATTGAAGAATAAATTGCTTCTACAAAAAAACTATCATTTACAAGAGTTTGCTATTGATTGTTGGCCATTCTGGTTATTAGAGGAAACAATTAAAATAGTTAATGAACTGACAGATGAAGAGGAAAAACAGAGGAAGAAACAGGAAGAAGATCAACAAAAAGGCATGCCAAACTTCAATCCTGGTTCTTACATGAATAGTATGAATAATATGGCTTCTAAATTTAAAAAATAATAAAAAAAACCAATCTTTTTTAAGATTGGTTTTAATTTTTTTTAAGGTGTTGGATAACCACCGGTTGTGATTGCTGGGTCTCCAGTAAGACCTCTTGCTGAATCCAAATCATCAATGTATTCATCAACCCACCAGTCAGCAACAAAATCGGCTGTCACTGATTGTATCTCACTACTTGTCCAATCTGGATCAGCCCAAGCAGAAATACCTTTGATTTGTAAGTTATTATAAGTTATTCTTCTAATAACATATCCCTTTTTATCATGAACATTAACAATCATAGCACCAACTAAATCACCTTTATAACTAATTTG